ATGCGTGATTTTGCTCTGATATTTCGCCATGCATGGGAACTGGCAAGAAAAGGCGCTGAGACGTTCGGTGGCTCAGCTCGCAGCTACTTTCGTGAGTCGCTTTTATTGGCTTACGACCAGTTGAAGCGCAATGTAACAGCGAAAGACTTGGTTAAAATTATGACAGGTCGATACATGTCAATGAGCCAAATCCGAGAAGAAGTAAATGCGAGATTTAAAAAACAAACAGCTAAAAATATCGCCCGTAGAATTTGGAACATGTTTAGGTCTCCTTATGTGGAAATAGAGAAGATCAAATGTGAATCTACTGGAAAATATCTTTATCACTTAAAGCACGCACAAAAGAAGTTTTTCGTAAGTGGGGCGATTACTCGCGCACTCAAATCGGTAAGGCCAGAGAAAAAGAAGGCCATAAAGCCACGTCCAGCAATGTCTAGAGATGAGATTAATTCTTGCCGTATGGCAAATGCTTTTCATAAAGCGCTTTCCACCGGGATTTATATCCCACCAAATTTAATTTGAGAAAAAGTATGAACAAAAGAACGCAGATTATTCAGTTTAGAGCAGATGAAGAAACATATCGTCGTGCTCAGAAGCGTGTAAAAGATGGTGGTTTGCAACTGCCAGATGTGATGCGTGCTGCTCTCAGGTCTGTTGCTGACGCTGATGTTTCCTGCCTCGCAGATTTAATCAATGGAACTACACTGGGTAGCGAAGAGATTAATCAGGCTTGGCTTTTCCAGAAGTGCCATGAACTTTTTGAATATCGTGACGGGCAGTTGTTCCGTAAGTCAAGGAAAGGGATGGGGGAGCAAGGTAATCCAGTTTTTATCCGAGTGCGCGAAGGTGAAGAACACGTATTGATTCAGGGGAGTCACTACCCACTGAAAGATATTGTCTGGTTGATGGTAAATGGAAGCATTGCTGGAGAGGTTGAGTATAAAAACCCATACAGAGTAAACGCGAAGCACTCAATTGAAAACCTGATGATTAATCCTGTTAAGGAGAAAGAGACAATACTTGTTAAGTATTTAAATAGATCTGAAAGGATCGATGTTATAAAAGTTAAACAACGTGCGTTTATGTTTGACACTAGTAGTGATGAAAACGCAAAAAATGTAATAGAAAAATTAATTAACAGTAAAAAAACAATTCCATTACTTCTACGTGGTGATGATGGCTGGATTGCGTCCAGAACGGCAATTCATGCTTTTAAATTAGTCGATAACCAGTACGTAGTAAGCATTTCTTAAAGGGCTTTTATGAAGAGTGAAATAGTAAAAAAAGTTATGGCAGAAAAACGCCGTATGACCATAGGTCAATTAACAGACAAGCTTATTAGCGGAGATTTACGCCGTGAATTAGGCATGGATAAAACAGAATTTGCCGAGTTGGTTAATGTCATGCGCTCAACCATTCGCAGGATTGAAGGGCTTGAGGCTACGCCTCGTATGAGATTGATATTTAATACCGCCGCTGCGTTACGTATTGGCATAGATTTCCCGATTATCGAAGAAAAGACAAAGAGGTAGCTATGCGCCGTTACATCATTACGGATAAAGATATTTTCGACGCTTTCCAGAGGTGGACAAGCCCAAAACTGAATGAACAGAAAATGCATACCAGTTTCATTCGTCAGGCCGTGTGTCGTATTCACCCTGACAAAGTAATTCTCCAGTATGACATTCGTCAGAAGTTAAAAAATATGGCTTCGCGTGGGTTGGTAACTGAGGTTCGTCTAAGCCCGAATGCAACAGCCTGGATGATTACTAACGGTGATTTGAATGGACAAAATTAAGACCAGAAGAAGCGAGCGTCGTTTATCCCGTTACCTTATCGAAGAAGCATTAAGGCTGGTGGCTGAGCGCAGCGAATGTGAAGGGGTGAGCAAGGAAACAGCTAAGCGCCATGCCTCGGCCATTCGCGGGGTGATTCCAGCGCTTGGAGTTGTTAAGAGCAAGGTAATTAAACCGGGTGTATGGGTGGCTTTATATGCTCGCAACGATTCAACATCGACGGTAATCAGCAACATGAAGTTTACCGCCGTTATTTTTGAGTGGGCGGGACAACAGGATTATGAGGATGCAGCTTTTTACGTTGCTATCGCGAATGCGATCCGTACCGCACTGGCAGTAAGGGGGGATAAATGACAATCGACAAACAGGCGCTACGTGAAGAGTTCCGCCTCATGCAGGCGCACTATAGCGACCCAGCAGACCGTGCACGACAGGTTATTTATATCGCCGCAGAGGCGCTGCTGGATGAGCTGGAAACCAAAGAAGAACAGCGAGCTAACTGGTTCCAGATGGCGCAGAAGTTAGGCGAGGATTTGGATGCAGCAGAAAAGCGGAACGCCGAACAGCGTGAGTATTACGAGGGCGTTATTGCTGATGGAGGTAAGCGCATAGCAGAACTTGAGGCACGGACGGTCAATCTACCAAAACGCAGAGTTGGAGAGGTTATGCGCATGAGCGGATTCAGCCGGGATTATGCCGAGGGTTGGTGTGCTGGTAATGACAACGCTATTCATGAAATCCGTGCCGCTGGCATCAAGGTTAAGGGGGAGTGATGGCAGATTTTAGCGCAACAAAAAGAACCACGTCCCTTGAAGATTGGGGCGAAGCACTGGAATGCATGGTCGAGTTAAACGGTAAATCATTCGACATTACCGAAATGGAGATTGAAGCCGCCTATGAGGCATATAAGCGGGTTGATGATTTTTTCTATGACGAATGGGGCGACGAATAATGGCTAAGACACAAATGCAGTTAGCTAATCGTGCATGGCGTACCGAAACAAAGGCTTTGGGATGGCATCAGGGGCAAAGCTGGAAAGGTGGCCGTAAAGCGTGGAAAGCATTCTGTCGGGAGAATGCAGCCATCACAGTTGAAGAACACCTCAAAACGGACCCGCCATTTGAGGACCAGGCTGACGCCAACTGGCATGTTGCCGAAGAACTCACTTACTGGACGCCATAGGACTAACCCATGACCACTATTACCAGAGAACGCCTGCTTAAAATCCAGCAGTGGAGCGAAACATATGGCGCTGGTAGCAACGTTATGCTGCCAGCAGAAGAAGCGGAGGAGCTGGCGCGTATCGCGCTGGTATCGCTGGACGCTGATAAACAAGAATTAAAAATCGCTGAGCTTATTAATAAATTCTACGAGCGCTACCCGCTTGCATCATTCAATAAAGATACAGATAGAGCCGAGGCGTTAGGTTATTTCCTGGCTGGCGCTGAATTGCAGTGTTTTGGTGAGTTCATTAAATACGAGGAATTGTTCGGAGATGAATAACAAGCTAACAGACGAACGCGTTTCAAATGCAACACTGATTCGGCTCATTCAGTGGGCTGAACAGCACAATAGCCATTATGTTGCAGCGGCCCTGTGTGAGCTACAGGAACGCCGCAAGGCTGATAGCGCTGAGCCAGCATGTTACGCGCTAACGAATATGGCTGGCGAGGTCTATAACACTCACTCGTCAGCGCAAAACGCAGGGGCGTACCGCGATTTAATTCACCAGAGCGACGACTCTCTAACACTGAGAGTTACACCGCTCTACACCGTCCCGCCAGCGCCGGTAGTGCCGGATGACTGGGTAATGGTGCCAAAGGAACCAACGCGCCAAATGATGGCTCAAGGTCATTTCGCCATGAAAGGTACAGACCGGGGTAAATTTAGGCGTATTTATCAGGCGATGATAACTGCTGCGCCAGATTTAAACAAAGGTGGCATTAATGCTGAGTGATTTGTTGATTATGGTTGACCGTCGCGCTAAGGCGGTCAGTTTGCGCGAAAAAACAATCATCAACGAGCGTCACGCTGTCAGAATGCTAGAGCCGGTTCTTTCTTTAGGGGTGCGTGCTGCAAGTGTGCCAGATACATGGGTAAGGTATGCCGACAGATGCATTGATAATGGTCTGGCGGCGTCCACTGTTCGCCAGCGAATTGATTGTGTTGCTGCTGTAGTTGCCTGGGTGATTCATGCTGATATCAAATTCAAGCCAGCCGCACCCGGTTCATTGGGTAGAATGCTGGAGGCTATGCGTACCGCAGCAAGAGTGATTGGTAAGAGGATTAAACGCCATAGAGCCCTAAGCAGACCAGCACGCGTAAGTGTTGATGAATATGCCGCCGTTGTTCGTGATATTGAATCCCTACGCGAACCATACAGAACAGCTACGAGACTGATGCTGTGTTTTGGATTAAGGGCATCAGAAACACTTTCACTGTCTCGTAATTCACTTATCGCAAGTGGTAGGTTGTTTATTCCAGACCGTTGCACAAAGACGCATTCTGACCTGCTTTTGCCGCTTCCAGTTAAGTATATTCCGCTAATTGATGAATGGTTAGGTGTAATAGGGGAGTCAGAAATTAAATACAATACGTTGGTAACTACGATTTCTCGCGCGGGTATAAAGTGGCGTTGTCATGACTTGCGAAAACTATTCCGCACTTCTGCTGCTGTTCGTGGTGAGGATTACCTCGCAACTGAATTAATCCTCAATCATGCAGTCAAAGACGTGCCTAGTGTTTATTTGCAATCACCTCCATTTGCATCAATGAGAAAAGTATTAACCAACTCAATAGAAGAATATTTACAGGTCAGAGGGTAGGAAATGTCAAAGTCAGCGATAAAAGATAATGATGTAATGTATCAAAAGAAGTATCCAAGAGATTGCCTGTTTAAATTACTTCAATTGCGCACAAATCTGAAAGCAAAACCTGATATTTACCGTGTAGAAATGATTAGCCGTAAAGGTGAAAATATATTGATGGGAGGCCGTAAAACAACACAGGAGGCAATAGCGCTTTACCAGGATATAGCAACGTTGAGCGCGGCAGAGGTAGAAATGGCTTTCAGTAGCATGGTGTAAACAACGTCAGCAGAACGAACCCGGCAAATGCCGGGTTTTTTTGTACCTGCAAAACATGTAACCACCAATGGGAATGTAAATAAATAGTTAAATGTGAATTAACAATATAGAAACATAAATCATGTTAAAAACGTTAACATAATGGTTAAATTTTTGTTGTGTGGATAAGTTTATTTGAATCACAACAATGAGCAAAAATATGTGATTAATATCAACATACAACAATTAACACCGTAAAAATATTTAATTAAACAAAATCAATTGATTATAAAAGATGGTTATTTTCTGTTCGCTTTCAGTGCGTTTTTTAGCGTCAATACATTGCATTCAGCCAGCGATAAGAAATAAAAAAATTAAGATATAAAAATCACTATATAAATCATAATGCTTTGTTAGTGAGGCAAACGGATATATAAGGTTGGACATTCTGAGAAATAAAGTGAGATTGAGCAAGGAATAGCCAAAATCAACATAATTATTAATTAATGTTTCAGTCAGAAACAAAACCGTACACAAATAAATTATATTCACCTCATAAAAATCAATAAGATATGAGCATTTAAGGCGAAAACATCATAAAGATGAGCAGGAATGTTTCTGCAACCTCATCCGACCAGATGCTTTAACATATTGACAAGAGGAAAACTAACCAACCGCAAAAGTGGAAAGCTGTAGTAATGAAAGGGATGGAAAAGTATTAAATCACGCTCAGGCTTGTTTCCACCAGCGTTAAGGGTATTCCTATCATTTTCTGGCTGTAAATCATTACGGGTAAATAGTTGCCCGTTTAATAATGATGAGTCTGTTACATATTAAATGCTCACAAATCAGTCATTACAATTTAAACAAAGCGTTAACATTAAAACTGGCACGATAAATGTTATCCACAACAGAATCCAGAACTCACGCCGTTTTGAAGTGATATTGACTACTAACATAATTCGTGCAGGTGGCAACTTTTATTGCGTTTATCCACAGATTCAGCCTTGTACCAAATATTGACGCATTACCGCTGGCGGCGTTTCTGTAATTAGCCTGAGCGTTGTCTTTAAATCACTTCTATATAAGGAGGTGATTTTTATGGCTTACGGGCGTCAGTTCGAGATAACCGTTAATTGCACAGATGGCGAGACGATTCACATCACTGATGTAGATGTGGATTTTTCGTCTGTGCGTGACGATGAAAAAGAACCGAACGAAGCTGAGTTGACCATGTGGGGGCTCACGCCTCAGACGCAGAATGCAATCGCTCAGGCTGGCTCTACCGTCAGCGTTGCTGCTGGCTATATAGATGAAGGAATGTTCACTCTTTTTCAGGGGGAGCTAATCAGTGCCGTCACCATCAAGCCTAACGAGGTTTACGGCCTGAAAATGAAAATTTATGAGGCGCTTATTCCATTCCGCGCCAGCGTAACATCGCGCACTTTTCGAAAGGGGCAAAACCTTAGAGAAGCTGTGCTGCTGGTTGCGTCAGATATGGGGCTAGGGTGTCAGGTTTCGAAAGCCGCTGCTGCATTAGTGCTGCCTAAGAATATCAGTGGTGTCGCATTATCCCGCGATGTGCTGAACAGCTTATGCAAGCCAGTTAATGCAACATGGTCAATTCAATACCAGTCGATAGTCGTCACTGCCGGTGATTCAGTTCTTAATGGTGCTGCTATTTTCTCACCTGAAACAGGCTTACTCGGTGCTCCGTTTTTGAAAATTCACTCACCAAAGCGCACCAAAAAAAAGAACCCATCAGAAAAAGACCAAATCCAGAAGAAGCACGATAAGAGCATAACTACGTATAAATGGCCCCCAAAAGGCTCTCAGGTTGATTACTCAAAAGGCGCTCGTCGCCAGATGGGGGTTATTGAAGCTATTACTTGGGAGTCGCTTTTACGTGGCGGCGTTGAGATTGGCGAACAGATAGAGCTTACGTCTCCTTCAATGGGTGAAGGATGGAACATCATTGTTAAGAAAATATCCCACAGATTCAGTACGCGTGACCGTCAGGCATGGTCAACATCGTGGGAGGGAATCATTGCATGAGGCCGGGAAGTCAGGTTACTGCAATCATCGAGCAGGTGCTTAATTCAGCGCTTTTTGCTCTTGAGGCTGTGATTGTATCCGTATACGAAGGGCGTGCAACGGTCAGGCCAACACCTAAGCGCTTATTTGGCGACAATCCAGATCCTGTTGCTTATCCAATTGTTGAAAATGTGCGCCTTCTTTCTCTGGTCTGGGATGGCGGTAAGTCCGGCATCAGCGGTCGAGTTTTACCCGGTGATGAGTGCTTATTAATAGCGCTGTCCCACGGCGACGGTGACGAACCAGACCACAAAACCTTCTCAAATTCCGTCGCTCTGTGCGGTTTCTCAGATAAAGCCATTCATCAGATGCCAGATAGTCCAGGTATTCGTGTTTTCAGCGGAAGCGCCTTCATTGAGTGGGATGACGGAAGCATTAAAGGCGATACCGGGAAGGGCGCAACATTCACATTTGCGGGCGACAAAATGACCGTTAACGCTCCGGGCGGCATCGATATGACCGCACCAATGACCACTATCAACGGGGATTTAACGATTTCCGGCTCTGTCAGTCAGGGGGCCGGAGGTGGTGGAAATGCTGAATTTGGCGGCAACGTAAAAGTAACCGGAAATAGCGAAGCGGCTGACCATATCAGTGGCGGCAAGTCCTTCAATTCTCATACCCACAAAGAAAATGGACAGGGTAGCCAGACCAACAAGCCGACATAAGGAGAATAAATGAAACTAAATGACCATGCGGCGCAGATTGCGCTTTCAAACAAAGGCTTTCTGATGGCTGGAGATTACAGCACAGCCATCAGCAAAGGCGAGATTATCAACGTCACTGAGCGTACCGGGCTCATCGTAGAGAGTGTCGAGTGTATTCCACTGATTAATGCGCCTCTTTATATGGTTATGGCGACATGTCGTGAATCTAAAGACCAGTACATGCCGTTCTACTGCGATTTGCAATTTGAACTTCCTCATCACGCAGCTATGGCGCAGATGCTGAACGACGCGGGAGAAGGTTTCGATCTTGATGACCTGCTGGATATTGAATCACTTGATGCGGCGGTAACAGTAGTTCACGTTGAGAAGTGGATGCATACAGAATGAATATCACAACAACACAGTATCGTCAGGGTGTGAAAGGCTGTTTTCTTTCAACGCACAGGCCACAACCAGATGAATTATTAACGCTCGTTATGCCTACGTGCAGGGGGAAGCGATTTATTCCCGTTGGAAAGGTGCAGCGGATTGAGGCTGTTGGTTCGAGCCGGTGCCTTGTCTGGGTTTCGAAACTGGCATTTGTTGAGGGGATGAACTACTGATGCTGGACATTATGCAGGATGAAGACGGGGTAATTCTCCGTAACGGTGATTTCGTACTGGACGGCGGCATTGATGGCATTGCACAGCAGGCAGAAATAAGGGTAGGGACAAATCGCGGTGAATGGTGGCTTGATGAAACGCAGGGATTACCGTGGATACCCGGCATCATGGCGTCACGTCTTCCTGCGTCAATTGTTTCCAATATGATTAATGCCGAGGCCAGACGTACACAGGGGGTCAGCGACGCCAGAACCACAACCATCAACGATGAGAAGGGGAATTACACAATTCGCTTTGCGATCTACGTTGGCTCGGACAGTACAGAGGTAACCAGTGGAATTAGTTAACAATAGTGGCTGGCATGGTGTAAGGCTGCCTGAGCTACGGGGCGATAAGTACGAAAAATTAAAGGCAGCATTAGGTGAGGTTAACCCGGACGGAGATTCGCTTGTCGGACAGACGATAGCAATAGTAGCGGAAGATGACTTAAACATTATCGAAGCTATTGGCTGGGTGTTTTCCGGTTTTTTTATTTCAATGGCAGAGGGGGTGCAATTAGACGGGTTGGGAGAGCGTTTTAATCTTCCTCGTTACGGGCTAACTCGCTCACTGGCTTATGTTCTTCACCTTTTGCAGCCGGGGCAGGTAATCAAATCGGGAGAGACGTTTACTATCTCAGGTAGTGCAGGGTATTGGGCTTCAAACAACGAAATAAGAGAAAATGGCAAGACAGCAACTGGTTACGTACTGAGAGTTCGTAATAATGCCATAACAACCGGAAATACCTTTACTATCAATATATCAGGTAAACCATTTTCAACTCAGTTTCAGGAAGGTGATACATCAGAATCGATACTCAGTCGCCTGTATACGCAAATTACAGCGGCTGAAACATCGCTTACAACATATAAATCGTCATATGGCACGTTACTTTATGCTGCTGATGGCAGGACACTGATTCAGTTTTCCTTTGCAGATGATGTATTTGATATTGTCAGGGCTGGTATACCGGCAGTTGCTTACTACCAGAGTGATACAGAGTTTCCGGCTGTATTGTTTGGCTATGTTGCGACTGATCAAATTCTGGTACTGGCAAACGGTGTTAAAGGCTATCTCATTGAAGATGATGAATCTTATCGCGTGCGCATACAGGCAGCAGCAGCGGCGGCACGCGTTAACATCAGCGCATCACGTCCCGGCATTAAAAATGCCGTCTTAGCTGTCAGTGGCGTCTCTTACGCATCAGTAGAAGTAAACCGGGGTATTAATACCAACGCAGAGGGAATCCCCGGTAAGTCGATACAGGTATTTGTAGCTGGTGGTGATGATAATGCAATTGCACAGGCCATTTATGATGCTGCCGCCGCAGAATGCGGTTTTCATGGCGATACGTCAGGAATTGCAACAGATGGCGAGATAACGGAAACGGTATATTTCAGCCGTCAGAGTTTCCAGCTTGTTTACGTCGATGTGTCTGGCGATATCTGGGATAGCGAAACAACTGGCAGACCTACGGATTATGTCAGCGTGGCAAAAAACATAATCACTGCTTATTTCGCACAGCTTACGCCGGGTAAGGATGTGTTTGCTGGTCAAATATATGCCCGTTTGCTGTCTGCATTTTCAACGCTGACGGACGTAACGGTAAAAATTGGCATTACATCACCGCCAGCAGATAAACATGTTTCTGTGGGAAGCGGAATTATTGCAGTAACTGATTCAAAATCTGTAACGGTGATCTGATGGAACCAGCAATCAAAAGCCCGGAACAACTGGCAAAAGAAAGACTTACGTCAAAAGTACGTTATCAGCGGAATATTGACTTAATCTCCGCGTTGAAATCAGGGAATCGCAGCATGGTTGCAGCGATTGAGTACATGAAGAAAGGGTTTTCCCTGGATGATTCAACGGGAGTTCTGCTTGATGCCTGGGGAGAACAATACAGCATCAAAAGAGAAGGGCGCGATGATGATGATTACCGGAAGGTGCTGCAACAGGCCAGAGGTGAACAGATCGTTTCGACACAATCAAGACCATCAGTTGGCGCATATATGCAGCAGGTATACGACCTCGTCTGGCTACCGTTAAGCCGGGTTGGATTAACCACAGGTGCGACAGGCGCTGCTTTTAATCGTGTGCCGCTGCGTACTGTATTTGTGCAATGCGGAGGTATGGCTCCTGATATCGAATTGCCTGACTCTCTTGTTTCCGTGACGTTTGGCGGCGATATCTACAGTGCGGCAACACCGCCAAACGTTCAACTTACTAATCATGCGCCAATGTTTCCCGGCAATGCTTTCCCTTGTGTGTGGGCTGGTATCAGGTATGAGCGAACTCAAAAGACAATACGGGCAACAGAATCAAAAGGCATCCGTATCAGGGCGGTTAGTTCGCTCTTAACCCGCATTGACGGAACAGCAACGGTAAATGGTGGCGAGCTAATTACGCCATTCAACACACTGGTTACAGTCAAACAGATAAAGGTGAAAAATGGATAGCTGGGCTGAGTCAGACAAAACCTATAAAGGATTGGGGGGAGCTGATATCCCCAACAAACAGAAACCATCGCAGGAATTACAGGCTACCGGCTTTGCGCCAACTTATTTCGATGAGAATGGCAATCTGGTGTTTGGTGATGGCGTATCCGCGCAGGTGATGAATTTCATACTCAACGACCTGTATAAAAAATATCGTGATTTATTGGCCAGGGTGAATGCATGATGAATAGTTTTGCAACTGTACCCCGTGTCTATCCTGTTCGCGGTTCGGAATACCCCAACACCAAACCTCCATCTATCACAAAGCAGGGTGATGGTTTTAGGCCAACCTACATAGACCAGACAGGAGGACTGATTCAGGGGGATACCGTTGATTTCGCAGAACTGAATTACATTTTTAACGACCTGTACGCCAAAGCCGCGCACATTGACCAGCTTCTTACAGCTAAGGGGAAATAATGGCATTAACACCGGAAGAACTGGTAGCGATATCTGACCTTGAAAAAGCGACAATTAATGATTCCGGCGTTGTCCCTGACTGGCTTATGCCAGCAGAAATACGTGGCAGCAGTGCGCCAATAAACAGCATACCGTACCCACAACACACCATAGATGTATTTGGCGGGCTTCTTGCTGGATCGTGGTCGTTAAAGTTTCAGAACCCGTTACAGCGTGTTGTGTGTGATTTAGAGATATATCATGGCGAAAATTCACCGTTATCAACACCGCCTGATTTATCGGCGTTACAGCTTACCGTAGCAGGATTCGACAAGGCTGTTATTTTCTGCCCTGCAAAAACAGCGACCGATACCGCCCCTGATAACTACCTGAATCTGGCTGTTTCCGGGATAACGCCAAAATACAAACTGGGTGGAAAGCGCCGCTTTCTGGAACAGTCAGGAATGGTGGTCATCCCGTTAACGATGATTTTGCTGTCCACACAGCCACTGACTAATCAGGAAACTAACCGGGCGCTGTCAGTCACGCTGAAACGGAAAAATGAAAGCCAGTTGAATACCGCGCCAGTTATCAGCGGTATGGTATACAGCAACCCATTACCGTCAGCGCGAGATATTGCACAGGCATCATGACCGCTGAGAAATAAAAAAGTCATTTCATAGAATTGTGAGAACATATCCCCGATTTGTTAATAACATTTCGGGGATTTGTCTTTTATGAAAGTGACAACGCGAAAAAAACCAGCATTCAGGGACTTTTACGAAAATGGCATGTTCACACGTATAGTGGCAACCAAAACGGATAAAGGGAAATGGCGGTTGTTCGGTCTGCATCGTTCAGTCGATGCTGCAATCTTCGTTGAGGCGGCAAGGGGAGGAATCCGGGAGTGGTCAGGGCTAAACCACCTGGGCGATTTCTGTGATTCGATAGGCATCACGCTTTGGGAAGTGCATCATAAGGGAGCAAAAAAATAACAGGCCGCATAGCGGCCTTTGCTGTTATTCGGTTTTTTCAGGCCAGTCCGGGCTTGAAGTATCAACCCTGTTCACCTGTACCCGGTACTTTTTCCATGCCAGAAGAGAAGCTTTTTCTTTATCGGTTGCTTCGTCCAGATCCACTGCATCCTGTAACGGCGCGATTTTTTCAGATGCCATTTGCAGGAGCCTGCTTTTGGTTTCTTCCGCCTGACGAAGTTGCGCTGCTTTTTCAGCCGCTTCGTCTTTTACCCACGCCTTGCCATCCCATTTCTGGTATTCACCATCTGGTGAAACTGATGTGACATTTTCGGGCAACGGGCCGAGTTCGGAGATATAAACCTGATTGCCGGTTGTTGTGTCGTAAACCGTCTCGCCGCGGTGATCCTCCTGCAGACTCCATGTTTGGGTTTCAGCGTCAAATACAGCAATATGACTGGAGGGAATATCAGGAGGGGCGATATCAGTACAGTTTGCCGGTAATCCAGTGTGCGGCGGGATATATGCATCACCTGCGCCAATAAATTCGTTTGTATCTGAACGAAGATTAAAAATTTTAATTGTCTGCGCTTTGCTGCTCATTTTAAAAGTCATTATGCCAGCCTCACTATGTAGTTAAATGCAATGTTTCTAACTGTGGTTTCCGCATTACCGTCTGCGTCCACCGTGACAGCGTGTCCATGTGGGCCGATATATACGGTATGGTCGTGCGGACCAATCCAGGTAGTATGTGCGTGGTCACCATTCCAGCTCGTCAGCTGGTTATTGCCGTCACGCTGAACGCGAGTTTTTCCACCGATTGAGTCACCGCCATATAGTCCGCCAGCCGAATGGTTATGACCGCCTGTTGTATCGGAACTCTTCGTGCCGTAATCAAAGGATGAGGTAGTTTTCATCCCTAAGTCGGTATCCTGCGCCCTGGCGCTGTGACTGTGCGATTTATTGCCGTCCAGTTCTTGCGACAACACAGCGCGTCCACTGACAGGCTTGCCTTTGATTGTCCAGCCGCGCATGTCAGGGATAACGCCGGACGGATACGCTATAGCCAGTAGCGGGTAGGCGGTTTTGTCAAAAGACTGCCCCTGCATCAGGGCATAACCGGAAGGGATATTGTCAGATGGCCATGCTATCGCCGCACCTACCGGATGCGAATCCGGCGGCGGATTGAGTGAGGTGTAGAGCATCGCCCATTCTGACCACTCAGCGTCAGAGGTATCACGATGGCTACGGATATAGGCTGGCGCTGGCGCACCGTTAACCCCGCTCCAGCCAATGAGGATTTCCCCGTCACCGGTTCCGGTCAGACGCAAAACATTCCCGTATGGCGTTGGATAACCGTTATTGTAAACCTCGCCCATTATCAGGCCGCCATCACTGCCCCTCGTTGTGCCAGTCAGTGCCGGAAGCGCGCCGCGTGATACCAGTCTGTTCGCTGCGACAGCCGTACCTGATGCAGGCAAAGCATCTACATCAATCGCTGTTGGTTTTTCCCAATTCCCGTTAACAAAGGAATAGATAACGCTGGAATTTTCCTTTTGAAAATCAATCTGTGGTTTGGATGGCGTCAGGGAAACTTTCAGCAAGCCTGAACTTGCATCAGGTACGCTGGCATTACCCTGAATTATGGGATAAATGCCGGGCGACGTGATTTTGGTTACGTCTACACTGATATCAAGTGCAGACTTGAGCATCAGGGCTCCGTAGTTATTTTCTGACATAAAAACCTCTTTTAATCGTGTCATGGTGATTAAAAGACATGAGAGAGAAGGGGTACAGTAAAGGGGAGAGCGGTAACGCCGCCAGATAAGAGCAGGCGGCGTTTTCAGATATTCAGGCTATCATTTCAAGGCAAAGATTGTATAAATGCTCCTGAGTGCCGTTGAGCGCTTCAAATGTTATCCTGCCTCCATAATTACCATCAGCATGAACAGGAACAAGCCAGGGATAAATAGCGCGTATTGCTGGCGGCGCTGCATATTGATGATGGTGGTTGCACAGCGGCAGCACAAAAGCATGAGCGCCGGTAATCGTTCGTCCGTTGATATGATGCAAACTGACAACCTCATTAATTACACCATGCACATAGCACGCGATGCAGGGTAAAGCCCCGATTTTATCCATCAACGACCGTTCAGCGGCGCGAGGAGTACGGCCCTTTAATCCACGCTTAAACGGTTTGTTTTTTGCCCGTTCAATGTAGCGGGATTGCCGTTCCCGCTGTTTATCATATTGAGCCTGACGCCATTCAGGACTGGCCTGCTTTTCCCGCTGGCGCTCTATGGCGCGTTGCTGGTACATGCGCTGTCTTTCAAAGTTACGTTGTAACTTTTCTTCTACGGTTTTCATGTTGAACACCCCGCATATCAGTACGGCAAATCTGATTCAGGGATATATACGGGTAATTCAGTGCATAGCCCGTCACATTCAACATGCAGGATAAGTGTGTCTATATAGCTGGCTGTGTGAAGGTCACAGCGTTTTGCAATTTCATGAAGTTGTTGCAGTTTGATATCTGTATCGCTGTTACCAGCGGCAATCTCACGCGCAATATCTGCTTTTTGCTGCATTTCATTTAGCGCGTCAATATGTTTATCAGACCGGGAAAGCAGGGAAGGAAGTGCATCAAAATTCACATTACCGGAAAGTAGTGCATTTGAATAAAACACCTTACAGGCATTAAGCCAGTTGCGCCGGGCATAACGCGTGTCGTTACGTTCTGCTTTGATATCCAGCCCCATAGCAATATCAGCACCAATCAGGCGCTCGGCGATTTCCGCTATCTCATCATCATGACCAGCTTCAACAGCAGAAATAAAGGCCTCTTCTTCCGGCGTTGTTGGTCGTTTGTCCGGTACAAAAGCAGATGCTGTAATAGTACTGACCGCATCGCGGGAATCAACAATGCTGTTAGCGTCAGCAGCAGATACAGCCCATGACGTAACGGATTCGGCAATCGCCATTGCCACATCAGCAGTTACATGCTTACCGGTTCTGTTATCTATCAGCTCGTCACCATCAACGCGATAGCCGCTGTAGAAATCCTGCCAGAATGTATCAGTCAGGCCAAAGCGGGCAACGGTATCACGCGCCATACCTTCATCATCCATAATGCGATCCACACCGCTGATAAAATCCTCCGCAAGTTCAGACGGAGTGCGAAGAAACGGATTACGGGATTTGGCCTGAGCGATGGAGGCATTGCCAGAAAACTCACCTGATGCAACCAGTACATTGAGAATGGATTCGGGTTTTGTACGGGTGCTGGTGGTCGGTTTCCATTTACGGCTACTGTTCAGGGCGCGCGCTTTACGGCGTTCGCGTTTTGCGTCAGCCTGGTCAATATCGTCATCACCATCTGTAATATCCAGCGCCTGACGCAGACCATAACGGCGAAAATAGGTAAAAGATGCGCCCACACGCTGGCATTCGTCCAGGCGCTTATCTTCTTTGATGTATGCCGGAAGCCGGAAAGAAACTTCCGTACTGGTCGGGATGTGGATAAAGGTTGTCACCATATCCAAAGGCAATTCATCGCCTTTCTGAAACTCCTGTTTGAGCATCAGGCCGTGTTGATAAATCGGTTCCCGCAATATGTCCAGCAGTTGCGCCAGTGATGCAAAGGTAAAGTCCAGCGTTTCGTTATAGTTGTCGCGTTCCGGGTTTTTCAGCTCGCGCACCATATGTGCCAGCGCTTCCTGTGCATTGGCGTACTGTTTGCCGGGGGCTACATAGACTTCTGGCGCAGTGGTGGATTGTGCTTCTGTTTTTTCGACCTCATTTGAGGTGTTTTTATGAACGGGCATCATTGCTGCACTGGCATAACCAGCAGCTTTAAGGGCGGTGAGGGTGTGCGCCAGTAGTTCGGCGGCATCGGGGATGGTGAGTAATGTGGACATAATTTTCGCTCCTGTGTATGAGACTGAGAGCCCACTTTTGAGATGGGCGGGGTGGAGCTCAAAACCGTACACAGTCGGCGGGCGTATTACGCACAAGGCGCTATTAGCCGCACTCCACCCCATAATTCAGCACTCACGTAGCAGAAACTACCAGAGCAAAAAATCTGGGTACAAAAAAATCACGCTGACGGGGTGATTCACCGCTGTGTATTGAGGTGTTTTGAGCACCTGTGTAGATCTTATTTCAACTACAAATTAGAATCAAGCGAGAATTGTAGCCACAACAGGTATCAATGTGAAAACGCCAAGCTATGCCGTCATCAAAGTTAATTCAAAAGGTGAGGCCAGAATAACAAAGCAACTGGAACAGCAAATAAAGGCAACATCGGAAACATTGATAAAAAGTTGGCGTAGCGAGCGAAGAAACGCTCGTTTAGCGGGGATGAAGTATTTCCGTCTTAGGTGCATTTCAACTGATGGCAATATCTGGTGGGTGAATCCTTCGCACGTTGTTCTTGAAGGCGTTGCGTTCCATATAAACGAAATGTTTAGTTGCCGATGTTGCTTTCCTGAATGGTTGTTTTCTGAGGATGATGTGGCTAAAGCGGAGGCTGAAATTGAGAGGCGCAAAGCAACTGTTTAATTGGTAAGTAATTTGTTGCTATAATCCCGCCCGGTGCTTGAGGCTATCTGTCTCATGTTACCGTGCGGCAGATAGAAGAAAGCCCCAAAGGTAATTTTTCAATTAACCAATGAGGCTCCTAATCTTGACTCGCAATCAGATTATAGCCTCCCCACAGCTAAGGAGGCAACTTTGTTTTACAAAGGAGTTTTTTTGTTCATCGCGATTTATATCGCGGCGTTACTGGCATACACAGCCCTAAACCGGACGCTTTGTGAAGCGTCAATAGGACAGGGAGGTGTGCAGGTAGCGGCAAAGTTTGCCTACGAAGCTAAGGAGAGTCGCTAAATCAGGGCGGGGTAATACCCCGCCTTTCCGACTGCGAATCATAGCCTGAGCACCTTTAAACGCCGCTCCTTTATGGGGCGGCTTTTCTTTATCCGCTGTTACCTCTCACACATTCTTTTGTTCATGATTACCAATAATCCATAATGGCATCAGCCAGGGACAGGTAGCCCATTGCCTGTTTAAGCAACTGTGATTATTTACCTTTACTCATTATTTTTGTGACGTTTTGCCACTCCACCCCCGGAGTGGCTTTTTTATTTGTACTACATGTCAGCGGTCATGCTGTTTTTGATCCTCTCCTTTCCCCGCTACGCTGCAAGCCTCACAAGGGGGGTATTGTGACAATAAAAATCAACAGACGTGACGATACGTTTGCAAAGCTGGTGGCAGAAGCGAAAGAAGCGCCGGGTTTCAGCTATGCGAAGTCACGTAACCGGGAGTACAAGGGATTTAATGACGATTTTCAGGCTGAAAAGTTACTTAAAGATAACGACATACAGCAGGCAGTAAGCATCTATCGTAAGCACATTATTGCATCGGACATAGTTGGGCGACAGGAGGCATTAATTGATTTGTCAGGGAGATTCAGAGCACCGGATGCCGCTGATGTAATGCTCCAGCTACTGGCACTAGAAAAAATGAGACTTGAGCCGGAAGTATTCCAGCGAAAACTTGCCGAAATAGACACCAGAGCCGTGAAAAACATCAAGAAAACAAAACACGGATGGCAGGTTGAGGGGCTGGATAAAAGCCATCTTGCTCACCGCATCATGACGATAGCCGGTATTGATGTGTCCAGGCCAATTACAGACGAAGGAAAAGCGGTAGCAAGGGCGCTTTTGGCTGAATTCTTTGAGGAAAACCAAAATGGAAAAACTGAGCAATAGTCTTAAGCCGTTAATACGGCCTCATCGTATTAAGTGCCTGTATGGTGGGCGTGGGTCAGGTAAATCGTGGGCGGTGGCAAAAATACTGGTAGAACTGGCTGTACGGTCTGATATCCGTATTTTGTGTTTGCGCCGGGTTCAGAAGTCTATCGGCTCATCAGCACATAAGCTGTTATCCGACACAATACGCCGATCTGGATATGAACATGAATTCATCATCACCAATAATGCGATCCGTTCCCGCGAGGGGGCTGAGTTTATGTTTATGGGACTGCAATCTAATCTGGACAGTATCAAATCTATTGAGGGCGTTGATATCGCATGGGTAGAGGAGGCGCACGGTATCAGTAGTGATGCGTGGGAAATCCTATTACCAACCATTCGCCGCCCGACTTCTGAGGTATGGATTACTTTTAACCCGGATTACGCGTGGGATGATACCTATGTACGTTTTGTACTGAATGCCGATCCTTCATGGTTCGTACAAAAAGTTAACTGGAGCGATAACAAAAGTTTTCCGGCGAGCCTGGAAAAAGAGCGACAGCATTGCCTGAAATATTATCCTGACCGTTATGACAACATCTGGGAAGGTGTGCCAGTCAGTGAGTTACCCGGCGCGGTGGTTAATCGTGGAAATCTCGAAAAGCTATTCGTTGAGCCGGATTCTAAGCTGGCTAAAGCCTGTAGCACTGGCGTTAGAACAGCGGTGCTGGATGTTGCGGATGATGGTGATGATGATTCCGTGTTGTCGTTCTTTAACGGGCGTTTTTTGTACCGTATGGAGCGCTTGCAGGCGAGGGATACGGTACAGCTTGCGCAACAGGCGCTAAAGCTGGCGACAGAAGAAGGTTGTTCCGTGCTGATTTATGACTCAGTAGGCGTGGGCTCAGGGGTAAAAGGCGAGCTTAACAAATACGAAGATTCAGATATTGATTTTCGAAAGTTCGTGGCACAGGGAGAAGTATTACGCAAGAAATCACGCTATCGCGGCGGAAGGCCCAACGAAGATACTTTCCATAATCTTCGTGCTCAGGCGTGGTGGGCGTACCGTGACGCTGTTAATGATACGGTTCGCTGGATGGAAACTGAGATTGTCCCACCTGATGGTTTGTTCGCCATTTCCAGCCAAATCCCTCGCCGCTACAAAGAGCGCATTCTTTCTGATTCGACTGGTGTTATGTGGGAAACATCACCAGACGACAAAATTCTTATTGAGGCGAAGAAAAAAGTTAAACAGCGGTTGGGTGTATCTACTGACTACGCTGACGCCATATTCCCCCATCTGGTACGCATGAAATCAGGAATTATTGAATGACGAGAAAAACCAGCTTAATTCCCACTGAGGGAATTTTAACAAAAGAGGGCTTACAGCCTGCCAGTTACAATATTGACAGCTACGTAAGCATGATGGAAAGCGTGGCGCATGGTGCTAAAGGTGCTGCCGGAATGGGTTCACCAACGGCAAACAGAATGAAGGCCAGAGCCGCAGAGGGCAAAATACCGATTGTGGCGGCGCTTGCTGGTGAAACATCCGGGATTGGCTGGCGCATTATCAGTGAACCGGTTGCAGCCGCGATGCTTAATGGATTCGATATCATCACTGACAATCCTGAAGACGATGTAAAAATTAAGCAATTATTCGATGAAATGCGCATCTGGCAGGGAGTGGAACGCGCCACAGTGCTTAAACGTCATCAGGGATGGTCTGTGCTGGTCATGGGGGATGACTGGGTGAGAAGTCACGGTGCAAACTGGATTACACCATCAAATGACTGGTTTTCTGATTATAACGATCCGCTTTTCGGTTTGCCGGAAGGATGGCGTATTCAGCTTAAAAGTCCGATTGGGGGAGAGGTATTCATTGAGCAGGAGGATTCACTACTGTTTGGCGATCCAGAATATCAGCCGCTGTATGGTTGTGCTGGTATCGAGTTTGGTGAACCAGTACTTTGCAAACCTTATGCCGCATTACAGCGTCTTGGCCTGTCTCATGAGTTAATCATCAGCATTTTGTCGCTGTCCGTACAGGATATTTATAAAAAAGATGAACTTGCAGAAGATTTAAAGTCAGCGAAGGGCGAAGCTATGGCGGCGCGTCGTCTGGCTGGCATCGCAGCTACCAGGCATTTGAATGACATGGTGGCAATAGATAAAGATGAAGATATAACGCGTTTGCAGTCCACCATGACGGGTACAGCCGACCTTGTTGATATGGCTATTAAGCTGGTGTGTGCAGAGACGGGCTTCCCCGTCTCAATGCTGGCTGAGCGTCGTTCAGGACTTTCTAACAGCGATACCAGCGCCGATGCACAATGGCAAAACCTTGTATCTCACATCACTACCAATGACATTATTCCGGCGCTGAAAAAGCTGGCTTTGCGTTATCTGGGTGTTAAAGCTGACTTTGTCCCTAACAAGTCTCAGGGGCAAATTGACCGTGAGGTTGACAGAGACAAGAAGGTAGCGGAAACCGCGCAGATTTATTACGGCTTGAGAGCTATCACCAGCGAAGAGGCAAGGGCAACAGCAAAAGAAACTGCCGCCGTGACGCTACTGACAGAAAAAGCGCCAGCAACTGGCACCATTGATGACCAGAATGACGATAATGCCAGTGAGGATACCAGTAATGCCGAAGAGTGAACCACGTTATGACGCCGGTTATCCACTGGCTATAGAACTGGTTTACGCGCAAAAGCTGGGTGATAACACCCGGCTTTTTTGTAAATGGGTTCGCGATGCCTGTTTAAAAACCTACAGGGCAATCGGTAAATCCGGCGCAATCCTCAATACTGATGCGGCTGACGGAAAAGATGTGTCAGTCGATGATGTGTTGGGCGATTTCCTTGCTGTTGCAACGGTTAAAAAAGTGCGCGTTTACATAAAACAACGCGCAGGGAAAAACTATTCCCGCATGACGAGAGAGCAGCAGGAAAGGCTAATACAGTCTGTAGCTAAGGAATTATTACCTGATGCTTCCATTTTTCTTAAAGCTATTCCGGCACTACTCAAAGATGGTGAGTTTGGCGCGGTTCCGGCGTATATCGTCAGTGAAGTCAGAAGACAGGCAGGTATAAATCTGGCTAAAGATTTCGCCAGGGTAACAAACGTCAGGCCGGATACTTATATTCGCGTTATCAACCGCGCCGCCGATGAAGTTCAAAGCGCTATTGTTAATGGGCGCTTTGGTTTTACCGATGAATACTGGCAAAACTATTACCAGCGCTTCCGTGTTGATGGTGTGAGCCTTATTGACCTGAAAAAAGGATTGCCAGCCACACCAGATACATCGGGGGCAGTTTCCGAACAGGTAGCAAAATTATCTGAATCACTACGCACATCCAGTGTTATTCCGTCACTGCCAGCGATGAATGCCACCACCACGCAACTTGCCGATTCTGCTCTGGATGATTTCAGGCTCATCATTAAAGCCGCCGCTGATGTTGACCTTGCGCCGGGGATAAAAATTCCACATGAGAGCATGGCAGACCTGATAGCGGTTGATATTTATGACGGCGATAAGAAGCTATTGCAGCAAACAACCGACTGGTTAACCGAAAGCATGGGGCGCATGGAGAATGTTTCTGATGAAGCGCTTCAAAGGGGGATTAACGTAGTCCAGCAGGGGTTACGTGAGGGGCGCGGCGTCGATTTCATCGCTAATAGGCTGGCTGATGAAATGGAAATACCTTATCGCCGCGCCCGTAACGTTGCCCGTAATGAGATTGGCAATCAGGCATGGAACCTTGAGGAAGCCAACGCCCGTATTGCCGGGATGAACATATACCGCTGGCGGGGCATGTTAGACGAACGTGAGCGAAAAGAGCATGTTGAGCGCGAAGGAAAGGCATACACGCCGACCAGACCGCCACGCGACGGGAATCCGGGCCAGCCTAACGGTTGCCGCTGTTTTCCTGAATGGTTGTTCTCTGCGTCGGATGTGGAAGAAGCGGAGAAAGAAATTGCTGCAAGAAACACAGGTTAACGTTGACGCCATAAAACAATGGGAGATAACGCCGGAAGGTTATCTCCAGATTGATATCCCTGTAGCCCGTCCGGGCGTACTGGTTTATGACCGCAGACGCGGTGATGCATTCACGGCGAAAGAGTACCGCTCAGCCGATGAATTGTTTAACCAGGACTCTATGAATACCTTAATCGGCAAGCCTGTTACGGTGTCACATCCCCGTAGCGGTCTGGTGACTTCTAAAAATTACCGGGCTGTTGCTGCTGGTGTGGTAACTGCCGTGATGCGTCAGGGTGATGAGTTGATAGCCCGTGCGCTGATTCAGGATGAGAAATCCATACGTCTGATTCAGCAGGACAAAAGTTTACGCGGGGCGTCGGCTGGATACCAGTGTGACGATAAACCCAAACAAACAGGGCGAGCACCTGACGGGCAGGAGTTTGACACAGTGCAAAAGGGGATTAACTACAACCACCTGAGCATTGTACGTAACCCACGGGTAAAGACAGCAACATTCAATCTGGACGGTGAACCGATGGAATTAGAAGAGGCGTTAGCCAAAATCGAAGAACTGGAAGCGGATAAAAAAACGCTCACCAGTGACCTTAGCACTGCTCGCGGTGAACTGCTTAAAGCAAATAACCGCCTTGTAAATATGGACTCTGCCAGCAACGAGGCCTACGAGCGCGGCGTTGCTGATGGTCGTCAGGAACATCAGCTTAAAGAAACAGCCAGGCGTCTGAACATCAATATCGACAGTCTGGGCGATATTAATCTGGTTAAACAGGCCATCATTCGCAAGGCAAACCCGGAAGTAAATATGGATAGCTGGAGCGATGAACAGGTTGATGTTGCTTTGTCTATGGCGCTGGTTTCTTGTGGTAAAAAATTTGAGCAGAAACCGCGCGATCCGCGCATTAACAACGATGGGCTAAACGGCATCAAAAGTGACGCGCACAGTGATTACCAGTCCCGTATGTTTGGCAAAAAAGAGGGCGGAAAATAATGCAGACCACAATTAAAAGTGATTTTGACGCCGGTTCGCCCGGTGATTTAGCGACTCTGCCGTCTTTCCGTTCATCTGCCCGTGTTACTTCTCGTCGCGCTGGTGGTGAGGTCGCGCCCGGTGATGCCGTCAAACTCACGTCAGGTAACGATTCTACCTGTGTAGCGCTGCCTGATGGTGGTGATGTCACTGATGCAATTGGTATTGCAGTTGCGGCGCATTCAAACATGCCTGCAATGCCGGGATTTGGCAGTAACACGCGTATCGGCGTTGTCACTATCAACTGTCCGGTTGGTATCGTTGAAAACGGGCCTATTCGCGTAGCTGTCAAATCTGGCGAATCGCCTAAAGTGGGGGATTTGGCTATTCCAAAAGGCCGTAACACCACTACCGGATATATGGAATGGGGTGTTGCCAGTTCAGGCGATAAAAGTCGTTTTCGTTTCGAGTCAACCACTCAGCGAGGCGGTACAGCAATAGTGATGGTTGTTGATGGTGAGTTGCTGAGTACGGGCTTTCCGCATGATACGCCTGTAACTGGTGTTTCAGTATCGCCAAAAACCGCATCTAAAGCCGCTGGTGGTACTCAGCAACTGACGCCAACCATTACGCCATCAGGTGCGACAAATAAAACAGTAACTTATCAGACCAGTAATGCAAATGTCGCAACTGTGGATGCTGCGGGCCTTGTCACTGTTAAAGCAGGGACTACAACCGGGCAGACCGCAACAATTACGGTACGAACCGAAGACGGTGGTTTCACTGACACCGCTGTAATTACTGTTAGCTAACAGGGAACCTCCGAAATATGAATGAAAAATATCTGGCCGCATTGATGGCGCAGCTTTTTACCGAAGCTCAGGTAACTGGCGCAATGCCGGGAGTCAACACCGATGAGCAAGGGCTAATTTTTGCCCGTGACCTGATTTCCATGTCGGAGGATGTATACATGGAAGAAATGCCAGCGCCCGTTGCATTAACCATGTTCCAACAGGAGCCGGGGATTAATGAGGGCGCAAAATGGGCGGGCTATCGCATGTACTCGGCTGAGGGTATGGCGAAAATCATGGCAGCATTTGGCACTGACATGCCAATGATGAGCGCCAAAGGCCGGGAATACTTCGCCCTTATGTACGATATTGGGTTGGGTTATGGATATACCTACAGTGATGTAATGGCGGCGGCAATGTCCGGTACACCGCTTGATAACATTCTGGCACTGAATACCCGCGAGGCCCATGAACGTACAGTTTCTAACCTGTTATGGCGCGGTAACAAAGAATATCAGATTGTTGGATTCATCGAGCATCCCAATATCCCGCGAGTTGCGGTAGCCGGTGGATGGGCGACTGCTGACGGTGATAAAATTTGCGACGATGTTTCAGCGATTATCGCTGCCGTTAACACAACAAAAATCTACGAAGTGAATGAGTTTCATATGCCGTCTAAGGCATGGGCGCGAATTCAGGGACTTCGTCTGAGTGGTGTACTCGGTACTGTCCTGTCATTCCTGCGAACTGCTTACCCGGAAGTGACTTTCCGCAAAAACTCCGATCTGGATGATGACGGTATTTGTATTGCACTGTCGAACAACCGTCGCCACTTCGCCCAGGCTACTCCTGTGCTGTTCCGTCAGTTGCCTGTTCAGCGTAGTGGGCTTGACCTGTCTATTCCGTGCCTGTCGCGCTCCGCTGGTGTAATCGTCCGTGCGCCGCTGGCTGCTGCTAAATCCTCTAAGGTGATGTAAGTCATGGCTGAGAAAGAAAAAGCTTTTCTGACAAACACAACTCAAGCACCGATTCATATCGGTGCAAAAAACAGTGAAGGCACTGTTATCACTATCTCCATTGCTCCACTTGCCGCTGTAGAAGTTGATGTAGCAACTCTGCAAATCGGCGGTGTTAAGCAGTTTCTTGACGAAGGATGCCTGAAACAAGTTTCAGCCGCAGAGGCCAGAAAGCTCAATAAAGAGCATGACGGCGTAGTTGCATCAGACGACGAATAAGGACATAGCATGACGGTAAATGACTGGCTCGCCATTCTGCTACCGGGGGTATCACTTGATGAGGGCGCTGTTAGCGCCCTTTCTTCTCAATGTGAGCGGCTCTACGACCTTCGAGCCGCAGCAGGTTACGGTTATGACATCGAGCGCCTGAAAGCGTTGTATGTTGCCGCTAATCTGGCCCCGATAGCGGTAGAAGGACTGAGCGCCAGTGTTCGCGGGGTGGCAAGCAGACGCGAAGGGAAGGTTTCTGTGACATTTGCTGACTCAGCGCAAAAAGCAGGCTGGCAGGGTACGCAGTGGGGGCAGGAGTTTTTAGACGCGATGGGCTCATTGTCTGGCGGTTGTATCCTCATCGGTCATGCCGATTAGCAGAATATTATCCTGATAAATGCGATTGGCCAGCCTTGGCGCCCACAGTGAAAAAATTGTGAAAGTGCATTTTTGCAGATGAATATTTCAGTATTTCAAAAAATGAATATGGAGATTGATCCATGCGTGGTGGAGCGAGGCTGGAAACAAAGGGCGCAGACAGGGTAATACGTCAGCGAATAAAATCACTGGCTGGTATACAGCTTACTGTTGGCATCCACCGGGGGAAAACCAATAACGGCGTTGATGTGGCGCTTTATGGGGCATGGAATAATTTCGGCACTAAAAACGCTATGGGCTGGGAGCTAATACCAGAGCGTCCGTTTATGAGATTTGCATCAGACCGCATAGCCGACTGGATGAGGTCTGATGAGTACAAAGAAATCTTGCATGGCGTAGCGCTTGGAAATATCACGCCTCAACAAGCTATAGCCAGAATCGGCGCTAAAGCCGTGTCTATTACCCGCAAGACTATAGCTGACTCAGCACTATACAAACCTAACTCAGATATCACCATCGCCAGGAAAGGGAGCACTAAACCGCTGATACACAGCGGGGTACTCATCCAGACAGTCAATTACAGGGCTTTTTCATGAGACGATTAATCCAATACTGGCAACCACTCCCCATTGAAATTGTGGGCGGCATGGTTCGCCAGGCATATTCAGAACAGAAAACAGCATTCCTCAGTATGCAGCCAGTAGACGGCGGTAGCTCATTCAAGACCTATCTTGCGTCACGTAAGCCGCAGGATTACATGGAGGCAATCGGGGAAACCGATTTAGCAGTAACCGAGGAAGGCGAGCATAACGGCGCTATCGTGCATTGTGCAGGCAAATATTATGAAGTGGTACAACGTCAGGAATGGCAGAACGGAATTATTAACCACTATGAATACCTTTTATTTGGAATGAAAGAAAAGGACGCATTAGCGCTGGTGGGGTAATGACTGTATATACGGTTAAATTAATGACCGTTTCGGGGGAAGTTGAATATCCAGATTACCGGGAAGAAAAAGCAACTTTCACACCAGGCGGAAACATAAAAGATATTTTATTTACACCATATAACGGGCGAGACCCGTCTTTCATTATTTCGGTCACGCTGGATGATGGCAATGGTAACAGCATTACCATTCCGGCTGATTTCCGTCTTGATACTGGAAATGTGGTTAAATTCCCGACAGGGACGCTAAAAGATTCTGATACACAGGCAAGTCCACTAATACTAAGCGGTGCGCCTTATCTGGCAATGGTCAGGGCGCGTCAGGCACTTATTGAACTGGCGGGTGATAATCCCGTATATGCGCAGCAAAAGCTACCTGAACCCGAAGAACCATTCACCGCGATTCATTTGCTTTCGTCAACGCGAGAGTCGCAACCGTTCGCCAAAACATGGGACGGTGACTATCGGGTATATCACTATAACTGCTCTGCACAGATTATTGTGATTCGCTCATCAGACGACGCTCAGGCATTTTTAGAAAACTTTCTTTATGAGGTCGATTCAACTGAGGGGGAATTCTGGCAGTTTGATAACAACTGCGTGATTGACCGCTCAGGCGATTTCGAGAATAGCTCACCTCTAATTGATAACCTCGTTTATCAGCAAATGGCGCAGGTGACATTAACCCTGCAATTTGTTTTCCAGCACTACAAAAAAGAGCGCTGGATTGATAGCGCAACGGTGAAAGCGAACGAAGTGACGTTCCATATCAAGGGTGCATAAATGGCGAATTTAAGCAGGCTTTTTAGTGTAAAAATTGGGCGGCAAACAACCGCCGCCCAATATGGCGTATTGTTCAAAAACAACGAGTATCTGCGTCGAATCTGTGAAGAGATGGAGGAGAAAAAAGCAGAGTAAGCCGTCAGCGGTCACACCATGTAACCCACGCTGATAAGGTGTGAAAATCCCCTCCACGTAGGGGATTTTTTTATGGGGTTTTCATGGCTGACGGTATGGATGGGGCGATTACGGCACCACGAGACCAACGCGCAGTGATAGTGTTTGAATCCGGCGTTACAGTGTCACTAAGACTAAAAACCAGAGAGGGATTTGAAGCCAAGCGCACCATAGCCCAGGGGAAAATAGAAACAGGCTATAAAATTTCTGATGGCACAGTAGACGATCCAAAGATTGTGACATTCGAAGGCATTATTACTGGTGCTGATTTTCCGTACACATACGGACTTCTCTACACGACTCAGAACATGATTCAGGCCATGAATCAGGCGCAGCAAATCATGGCCGCATACGAACTCAAGGAATTTGTTTCGGTATACACATCATTTATGGCGATGCCGCAAAGCGTCATTCAGTCACTCAGCGTCGAAGCTGTACCAAAGAAAAATTGCTACAACATCAAACTCACCGCACAAAAAGTCGAAACAGTTACCTTCCAGCGTTCGCGCAATAAATCAGCACAGGCAAAAACTTCCAATCCGGCAGGGAAGGGGACAATAGCCGCAGGAAAGAAAAGCGCCACACCAGTCGATGCAAAAAAAGAACCTCAAAAAATTTATGCACTTGAGAAGATGCGGCGTGTATTAGGAGGCTTTTAATGCAGCCAGCTTACTATGAAATCAATGTTATCCCATCCATCGCAGACCAGGAATTTACATCCTCATTAAATGGCGTGGTTTTAAACATGCGCTTGTTCTTTGCTACTACCACAAAGCTATGGTGGCTGGAAATTTCAGATGCAGACATGACAGTTACACTGTCACAAATATGCTTACGTCCGGGAGTCTGGCACAAACTCAGCGGGAAAATGCCGGGTTATGCCGGTGCCGGTGCTGTTGGTGTTGCTCGTTTACGCCCTAATGAGCCCTTTGGCGATGTGAATGCTTTTGCTGGTGGTTTTGGCCTTTTCTTTTATGACGAAGTGGAGAGTGAATAAGTGAGGATTGTTAAACAAATAAAGGCAGCATTGCCATCTGGCAAATTAGCCGTTGTAGCAGTTTTGTTGATGGCTCTTGCATTGGGTGTATTTAAGTTTTGGGACTGGATTAAATACCGCGTAGGAGTGATTACCGTCGCAATGGCGATGTTATCTCTAAATGAATGGGCAGTATTAACGGGTATTTTCTGCACGATAGGTACTTTTTTTGTCAACTGGTATTACGAGCACAAAAAGTTTTTACGTTCAACATCCAGGAATATCAATTGTGAATAAAAGCAAACTGAGTGTGGCTATGCTGGCTCTTATTGCAGCCGGGGCAAGCGCACCGGTAATAATGGCTCAATTTCAGCATGAAAAAGAAGGCACCAGCCTTGTGGCATACCAGGACAAAAGCCGGGGAATATGGACTATTTGTGGTGGTGTGACTTATGTTGATGGAAAACCGGTAATCAAAGGCATGAAATTAACGCGTGAACAATGCGACAAAATAGATAAAGCGGAACAGGCTAAAGCGCTGGCATGGGTTGATAAAAATGTCCATGTGCCACTAAGCGAACCTCAGAAAGTTGGCATTGCATCATTTTGTCCGTGGAATATTGGTCCAGGTAAATGCTTTCCATCCGGCTTTTATCGGGATTTAAACGCCGGGAATTTCAAAGGCGCTTGTGCGCAGATTAAGCGCTGGGTTTGGGATGCCGGGCGCGATTGCCGCATCCGTGAGAATAACTGTTTCGGTCAGGTTATCCGACGAGACCAGGAATCTGAATTAACGTGCTGGGGTTTGGACAAATGAAAACCAGATACACGCTTTTAACTGGTTTTTTGGTTGCGTCAGTTTTATGCGGTACAGGTTATGTAATTCACCAACAGGCTTATGACGCTGGAAAACAAGCGGAGCGCAAAGACTGGCAATTTGAATGGTCAAAACGCGATGAAGCTGACAGAACCGCGCAACTGAAACAGGAAAAGGAACAGCGTAATGAAGAATTGCGCCGTCAGAAAGAAACACAGGAAATTATCAATCATGCTGAACAGGAAAAACAAAAAGCCCTGGCTGATGCCATTACTGCTAATGATGCTGCTGACAGGTTGCGCAGAAAAATTGCCAGTATCAGGCGTGAACTCGCAGCCAGTGAGACAAGCCGCGTTTCCGCAGATGCCGCCAGAAGGCAGACAGCCGCCGAGACCGCAAATTTGTTTGCCGACCTGTACGAAGAGTCTGACCGCCGCGCGGGAGAAATCGCTAGGTATGCTGATGCAGCAGCAAGCGCCGGGAGAGTCTGCGAACGGACATATGAAGCGGTAACGCGATCTGTTGAGTGA